GCAATAGCGCTAAAGCTTGAGCCACCCGCATTAATCTTAGCTACCAATAAACCTGCTGCTACATCTGAGTCTTCAGCTCCTGTAGGTGGGTCAAGGTTATCTGAGGCTGGTTTATTAGGGTCAACTGCGTATATAGTCCCATTTAGGTAAACTGCATAGTTGTAAGGGTTGTATCTGTCACCACTACCTCTTTTCAACCAATAGAAAGCTACTGAATCGTAATCTGTCTTGAGGGGAGTAGTGAGGGAAACATCTAAGTCTACTTTCTTTTTCTTAGAGAATACCCAAGTTCTATCTTGAACTGTAAGCCCTTTAAGGTTACCTCCTGATAAGTAACTCTTAACAGCTACTGCATTAGCCCCTGCATAAGCAACGTTCATCTCAGTGCCCGCCTTATTAAAGGCACGTACCGGCTCTGAGGCATTCCCTGTCTCCATGAACAAGTATTCCTCATCATCCTCACCACGGTCATAGGAATGGAATAAGGTAGCCTCTTCAAACGTAGGCTCAGATACGAAGGTAGTTGTGGTTACATGGGTAACTGGAGGTCTCTTCCCAATTCCTTGTATAATATCTGGTATACAATTATCCATTGCTCGACATTGACTATCTAGTACCAGCTCTGAATTTTGTTGTGATACCCCATTAAAGAAGGATGGGTAAACTTTATTAATCTTTGCCATTACTGATTCCTATTTATAATGCAGAAGGATTCGTTCCTCTATCAACCACGCGCGTGCCTGAAATCAGGTTGAACTTAGATTGCTTTAGGTGTTCTCTCTCTACTTTGATTCGTTGTAAGTTTACTTTAGTATTTAATTCCTTCTGAGTAGTCTCGTCACCATTCAAGTAGATATGGAGGTGCTTTGCAGCTACTAAGACAACATACGTCCTAAAGATATCAGGTACAGTATCGAAGGCTAGTTCTAGTCGTACTACTAATTCTACTGGGTCTGTAAAGATAGGGGACATTGTAGCTAAAGTGTACAAGTTACCGCCTTCAATTATTACGTCTCCTCCTTCATAAGCAATGACATTCTGCGGGAGTGTAATGTAGCCATCGGTATCGGGTATGTAGTTGATAGTGAATGTATTAAACCACCACTTCTCTTCTTGTTCTTCTCGTAATGTTTCTTCTAGGACGGTACGGGCTACCTTAGCCTCATGTCCGTCATTTAGTGAATCTATAACTACTGAGGATGGTAATGGTAGTTCCCCAATGTAACGTAGCATTCTGTTTATGCCATCAATGACTGTCATATTATTTCCTTAATTATTTTATCTGTATAGTTGTAGATACTTATAAAAATAACCACAAGTATAAAGGTAAAAACCCCTCAATTAAGAGGGGCTGTAGGTTTATCCGTGATTAAACGAAGTCGCCACCTGTGATTACACAAGAAGCACCTGGCTTAAGAACACCCATACCATAAGAGTAGTAAGTGGTCATAAGTGTAGCAAGCTGCTCAGGGATGTAGTTTACTTCAGAAGTAACGTCCATCAATTTAGCAACTGCAACTGCTTCAGAAGTGAATAGCAATGCTTTCAGCTTCTTAGCGCCTACGCCAACTGTTATTGAAGTATCAACACCAGTATAGTTAGACTTGTAAATCATGATACCTGCAACTTCCATTACAGTACCTTTGTCGATACCACCATTGTTACCAGAAGTGATATCTTTGTTTACAGCCTTAGACTGTGCTAGGTATGAGTAGATACGTGGAGAAACAACTAAGCTCTTCTCACCAGAGGTATCTTTCTCTTCCATTGCTGCAACTGCTTCAAATACTGCTTCAATTAAAGCATCACCTTTAGCTTCTGGGGTTGTACCTGTATCAATTAAGTCGTTATTGACCTCAGTACCATCTGCCTGTACTGCTTCACCACCAATTGTACCTGATGTTTGAGAAGCTAATACAATTGCGGCTGCTACTGCTTTATCAATCTTAACTGCTAATGCCTCACCTGCTTGTTTAGCAAGCTCCCCGCGAGTTTCAAAATGAAGAACCTTCTCTTCAAACTTATCAACTGCTAGTGCATAGTACTCAAGGGCATCAATATTGATTAGACGCTCTTTAACTGGGATAGCAGACATTGTCAATACAGTACCAGGTACGTGAGTATTTGTATCACCATCACCAGCCTGGCCGATTACTGGGATAGAAATAGAAGAACCACTATCGATTGACTTGCTAGTTACTAAATCTAAGAAAAGTTGCTTACGATCGAATGCAGTCAAGACTGAGCCATAGTATACTTCTAAAGCATTGTCCATGTCTGTTGGGACGCCGCGAGGTGTTGTCGAGTTACTACCGATGTTATTGACGGTAAGAGCCATATTATTATTCCTTAATGTTTATTCATATATTCAATGGCTTTGTAGAGTAAGTTAATATCCTCTTTAGCAAAGCCTATTAGTAAGTTACAGTGTTGGCATAACAGTTGTCTTACAACTCCAGTACTATGGTCGTGGTCTACATATAACTTTTTACCTGTTGTATCCTGGTGTACGTTACAAATAGCGCAACATGAGTTCTGTTGTTCTAACATATTATAAAAATCAACTAGTGTTATGCCATATCTGCATTGTAAGTGTTTATCATGATAATACTCAGGCTCTTTACGATACCTTAAGTCTTTACTATGACATTCCTTACATAAGTTTCTGTGTCCATGTTTGCCTCTATGTTGTTTTACAAAGGGCTTTAGGTCTGCTTTTGTGTGGGCAATTAATCCACATTGTATACATTTTCTAAGTATCTGTTGTCGTGTTCCTTTTTATAGTTGTCCAGCTACATCCGAACGCATCTTCAGTATGTGGGCTATAAATAAACATTATAATATTTACTAGTTCCTTTATATAATAAAAACTGAGCACCCAAAGGAGAGTAAATGATGCCCAATAGTTCAACTAGGTAGGTCAGTTGACACCCTATTCTTATAGAATTCCTTTCTTACGAGAGGTTAGGTAACGCTTATCGACCATAGCGGTATAGTTTCTATCCTTGCCATAGAGTCGATTAGTTTGTGCCTTCTGCCACTCGTTCTTATCAGAGAATGGTTGTAAGCCTGTGCTTGGAGAATCTCCTTCAAGGCGTCTCGTATCAGCAGGGATACTTTCATTCATCTTATATTTCATGTACTCTAGGTTACGTGTAATCCGTCCCTCATCCATTGAGGCTAGAGCTGCATTGTATTCTGTAACTACAGCTGGGTCAGCGTTCTCAGCAGCCCATGTAATTAAGGCTGTGTACTGTTCCTGACCACCTGCCTTTTCATATACCTTGCTAGTCATAGCATCAGAGTAAGCTGTTTGTCCTTGGATATATCTATCAACGTCTCCCTTATTAAAGCCTGATTTCTCAAGTTCTTTGTAGGAGGCCTCTGATAGCTCACCATTCGATGCAAATTCTTGCTCGTACTTTGTGGCACTGAATCCGTCTTGAGCAGCGTGTTGGCTATCTGTTGGAGCTTCTGGAGTGTGTACTGACTCTTTAGGCTGCCCTAGCTTCTGCTCAAGCTCACTATAGGCTTTACCAAGTCTTCTTGGGACTTGAATTTACCTGCAATTAACTCTTCTTTAGGAGTACCATCATCATTGTACCCTTCAGGGGTAGTGGTTGGTGTGGTATCGTTAGTTGCTAAAGATTCTTTATATCTAGCTACTGCTGCTTGGTCAGATGCTTCTTGAGCTGTAGGTTCTGGCGCAGCACCAGGTACTACTGGAATATCAGTTGCTTCGCTCATAGTTACACCTTCGCTTTAGAGGTAGGGACTTTAGGGGTTAATGGAGCTGCCGGTTCTTTTGCCGGTTCTACTGGAACTTCTACTTGTGCATGTTCGATAGGAGCACGAGGTGTCATATCAATAGTATTAGGATTCCCCTCTAGGGCTTCTTGTTTCTTATCTCGTAGGAAGTAATCAGCGTCTGTAATTACATTCTTGTTCTTTTGCTTAAATTGATCTTGCTTTAATTCGTATAACGATTTAGTAGTGGCCATTGTAAATCTCCTTTAGTGGCTATTATTGTTGTGGTTTTGTAGCGCCTTCCACCATATTACCTGCACCTTGCATGGCTAATTGGTTTTGGGCATCTTGTTGCTGTTGAGCTTGTTGCTCTTGTTGCAGCTGTTCATCTGTCTTGATGAGACCAGTAGTATCGAAGGCTAAACTATTAGCTATCTTAGTGATATAAGTACCAACATTCATTCGTTGTAATACAATCTCAGGGCTACCTAGTTCTTGTATAAGCTGATTGAATTGTCTAATCTTATCTAGCTCTACGTTTCGTCCTAGTGCCTCTACACCTGTAACTATTACCAATTCAATACCAAGAGATGAAATATCTGCTTTAGATTGGCTTAGTAGTAAGTTAGCTAGTGGTCGTTGTAGTTCTAACGAGAGGATACTGTAAACACCACCTAGAGATTTCTCTAAGTCTGCTGCCATATACCTAATTTCAGTAGCCGTTGTACGCTCTGAGTCTCTGGTTGCTGACGTAGCTGCTAGGAATGCCTGTTCAAGACGTCTAGTGATATCTTGTACCATATCCATAGGTACTTGTAAGTCACTTCCTTTACCAACCTGTAGGGTAGTAATATCATTTGCTAAGTCACCTAGAATACACTCACCATTCTCAGCAGCATTTAAGTCATCTATAGCGACAACAGACCCTGCCTTCTTACCAAATATAACTCGTGCCATTACAGCAGAGGCTTCTAGTAGTACTTGGTAAAGTGCTTCTAAGGAACGGAAGTCACCTAAGTATTGCTCAACTAAACCACGGCCGTAATTCTCACCATTGATTGATGTCCAACGTAGAGGGATAAAAGGTAGCTTAGTATCGTCAGTGTATTTTGTATCAGAACCTTCAACGAATACACCTTCAACTTCTTGGTACTCAAACCATACACCTGACTTCTTAATGCCTCTGGTATAGATAGTTACCTGTGTTGATTCTGCAATCTCAGGATTCTCTTCAAGTTTGGCTCGGATATCTTCTGGTAATGTATTCTTTGTAACCTCTTCTTTACAGATTACCTCCATTGTATTACCACTAAAGTCACGGGCTACTACGAAGTTAGCCATATTGTAACTTTTAAGGCCAGCCTTCGTTTTATATAGGAGACCATTACCTCCGATAATTAAGGACTTGATTGCTTCAAAGATAGGTACTCGTAGAGCTTCCTTCTCAATCTGCTTCATCATCTCCTGTTCCAATGCAACTAGGCTCTTCTCAAGTTCGTCTTCACCGTCAGGGTCTTTCTGCTGTACTAACTCTACCAATTCTGGGTCAGCTAGTAGCCTAAAGAAGCTAGTGTTAGGTGGAAGCAAGGCTAGGAGGAGCTTACTTGATAGGTTGTGAACCAGTCTAGCTCCTACTGCTTGATAAGGTGTCTCTAAGGTATCAGTTTCAGATGACCCACTATCTGTTATGGTTGATGGGATTGTTAGCTTTGAGCATTCTCGTGCTCTCTCCAGAACAGCAGACCTATCAGCATCAAGCTTCTGGAAGCGTTCACTAGCACTTCCTTCTGCTACGATTTCTTCTATTGTATATTGTTGTACTGCCATTTGTTAGCCTTTATACTTTTGGAGTTGATGGAGTCCCTGTGCCTACTGTACCGGTCCCTTCTGCTTCCCCGCCTGTAGGGATTTGTAAGGATTTAGCTCCTGTCTTCAAGGCTTCCTTCTTACGTTTCGCTTCTTCTTCAGGAGTTACTGCTGATTCCTGTGTAGCTGCTTCCTGAGCTAAAGGGGCTACTGCTGGGGGTACGAACACTGGAGCAGGGGCACCACCACCACCTTTACCACCACCACCACCACCATTCAAGCCTAATACATCAACAAAGCCTTCTGTATCTTCTCGTTCGCCGGAGTCTGTG